TCATCCACTTGCTCAAAGAGTCCTCTGTACTGCTCAAGTAATCGTTCCAAAGATTCCAAAAAAAAACAAAGATACTCCACACCTTGTCTAATTCCATACCTCTAATTAAAGCGGCTCGCTCGTTTAAGCTAAGGTTATCGTCTCCGTAGTTCTTGCCTTCAGGCTTGCTTATAGCGGCTAAAATTAAATCCATAACCTTAACCCCTTCTCCCTGGTACTTGCTCCTGATATTTATTATATCCAAGAGCTGACCGCTTGTTAGCTTCTCGGGTTTATGCTCAACGTGGTAAACGCTTCCGTTAAGTATTATACGACTATTGATTTTTAGCTTTTCAAGTTGCTTAATATTGAACTCGCCAAGCTCGGCTATCATTACTGCAAAGTCTTTTAGCTTAACCTTGCTTGCCTCCTCGTAGGTAATATCCTTTATCGCTGCTACTGCGTAGATGTTCTGCTCCATTACTGGTAGCTCTCCGTCTATCTCGTTTAATAGCTGATATTGCCCTACCGTCATTTTAGATAACCTTGTATGTTCCATATCCTTTCTTACTAAATTTGTGCATTATTAAATACCTTAGAGCGTCTATTGCGTGATTATAACCGTCGATAGGAACGTTAAGACTATCTCCGTTTCTATCTACTTTCCACTTATACTGCTCAAGCTCTTTTATTAAGTTCTTACTTGACGAATGTACGTTAATTGAGTAGCCTTTTAGCAAGTTAATTCCAAACATAATACTATCTGCTCCTTTCTTTACCCCGTCAATTGTCCAGCGTAAACGCCTAAGCTCCTCGATACTTTTAGGCTCGGCACTATCTGCTACTATCAAAGCTCCTTTGCTTATACCTAAAGCCTCCATTCTATCGCTTATATCTCTATTCGTTAGCCCCGTCTCGTAGATTAATTCCTTTACCCATAACTCGCCGTCTTGCAGCCTTACCTCTACTAAGGTAGTAGGGTCATTAGTAAAACCAAAGTCAATACCGTAACCTATTAAGTTCTTATCCTCAAAGCTCTCGTTTAGTACGTACCACTTCTTTAAGATTAGTCCCTCTATCTTGCCCGTTCTGCCCCTTGCGTATACCTTCCATAAATCAAGGTCTTTGTCTTTAAGAGCCTCTATTTTTTCCCTGATCTTATCGCTTAAAAAAGGGTTATGTCTATGGTCTGAGATTATCAACTCAGCGTTTGGCATAGGTATAATTTTGTCGTGAACCCAAAAGGAAGTATCAGGGTTGTAATCGAGATACACTTGCTTACGAGTTCTAAGGCTTAACTGCTCAAAAATATTGTAAGGTATGCCGTTAGCCTCATTAACGAATAGATAATCTCTTTTACCCGACTTAGCGTCTTGCTCGTTGTCGTAAGAATTAAACTCTATAATAGAGCCATTCTTAAAAGTGAATACTCTATCGCTTCTGTTGTAGAATGTTACTTGTTGCTTTATTGCCTCGTCTGCGTTGTGGATGTCTATCGCATCTCTCAACGCTCCTACTTTTAAGTTAGGTATATCTTGACCTACTACGGTAATAGTGCAAGTGTCTGCTATTGCTTTGCTAAATAGCACTTGGAGTATTGCATAGGTTTTACCCGAAGATGTGCCACCTTGATTTACTACGATGTCCGCAGTAGCCGCAAAATTACTTCGATATACTGAGCTTGTGTTAATCAACTATATCTTTCTCACTACTCACTAAAGGTATTCCAGTATCAATTATATTAATATCTAAGCTCTTGTAAGTAGTCTCTTGGTGTACCTCTTGTAGCGGCTTGCCGTCTATCTGCTCCATTATCATTTGTATAGCTTTTAAACTATCGTTGCCTTTTTTACTCATTGCCCAGCCTTGAAGCTTTAAGGCTATTTGAGTTTGGGTAGGTACTTTTACCGTTACAGAGCCATCTTCGTTTATACTTACTATTTGGCTCGGTGGAATAGTTAATTTTCCCTCGTTCTCCAGCAAATCTTTGATTTGGTTTCGTATAGACGCTGGTCTACCTTCTCTATTTACATTATGCTTATTCTTATCTAAGCCGTTAGTGTTTTCTTTACCTCCAAAGTTTTTTAGCATTGAGTTGTTATTGAGTTGTTATTTTATTTGTTTAGTAACTTTTTTTTATTAGCTTTGTATATCAATATGCGGTATTAGTGTAATGGTTGCACGCTTAACAATCCAGTTAAGAAGTAAAGTTCGAATCTATTATACCGCTCTCTTTAGCCCTCCGCTCTTGGAGGGTTATTTTTTCTCCCTTATACATACCCGCACCTTTTTTATCTATTTCGCTAAAAGGTAATATAGGAACGGTTATTTTGCAAGTTTTATCTATTAGGTAAATGTATCGAAGTTGCTTTCCTTCTATTGGTTTTGCCCCATTTTTTTTCCAATATCCAGCACTTTGTCCAATTTTTTTATAATTAGAATTATTTAAAGTTTTATCCGCCATTATTTTACCGTTTGGCATTAATAGCATTGTTGTGTTTTGTTTTATTCCTGTAAGTTGGAATCCGCTTGCTCTGTAAATTGTACCGTCTCCACATTGACAACCATCTGCGTAAGAAATTATCCATTTTATATGTGGTGCATTTTTCTTTAATAGTTTTATACTAATTGAAATACATCTGCTTTCGCTATACTTAGGTAAGTAATCATCAAAAGCCATTCTATTTAACTCTAACATTTCATTCCATAAGCAAGGTTGCACTAACCCTATAATACTGCTTTTTTGCATACTGCAACCGTAACTCATAACCCCGTGCAACTTATCATCTAAAAAACATCCAAAGTGAAGCGTACTATTAGGCACTACTTTACCGCTATAATGGTGCTTTTTTACAAACTCATTAGCTATCTTACTTGGTATTACCTTTACTATTATTTCCTTTGCTCTGCCCATTGCATTACTATTAAATATAAAGCGTTACCGTTGCTATTTTCATTTCCCATAGTCTCGCAGTATTTATATTCCTCAGTTAGTTTAATGTCTGCTATTGCGTTTTTTATTTGCTCGGCTTGCTCATCTGCAAGGGTAAAAGTCATTTGCTGAAATGGTGACTTATCGCCGTCAGCTAATTCAAAATCAGTACCGAACTCTTCGCTATCTTCTACACCAAACGGGAAACCCTCCAATCCCCAATCTTCTAACTCCTCAGTATTCCACTCGTTAGCGAGCATCTCCCAGTCGTGTTCTCCGAAGCCTACGTTATCAGCAATAATAAAACGCCTTGTTTCCTCCTCTGTTAGGTCGCTGGCTCGCTTTACCCACTCTTCAGGTACTTCTTTATAGCCTAAGTCTTTTAATGCCTTTAAACGCATATTACCGCCTAAGACTATATTATCCTCGTTTATTACCATAGGTCTAAGCTCCATCATCTTAGGGAACTCGCTAATAGATTTTTTTAGCTTCTCGAACTTATGGTCTTTAATAACTCTCGGGTTATTAGGGTTAGATTTTATTTCGCTTAATTTCATTTTAAATACTTATCAAATAGCTTTACGCTATGCTTATATATACACTTACCGCAAGTAATGTCAGGTCGGTAGGCGAAATCCTCTTGGCAAAGCCTTTGGAACTCTGCTCTAAGGTGTGGGCTTATACCTCCGCCTTGCTGCTTAACTATTACCCTTATTTGCTGCTCCAGCTCTTCGCTCATAATGTTTGCAGTCGTTTAGCATTCTCTTTTATTATATCGTACTTAGACTTAACGTCTTCTTTTAGCTTTAGTCCTAACTCTATCTGCATATTATAGTTTCCTTTTATTTTCTTAATCGCAGCAGCCCAGTCGTTATCGTTTACCTTTAAACTATTGCTATTTGTAGCGAGTAAGTTGTAAGGCATTACGTTGCTGACCATTACGGGCTTTGCAAAGTGTCCCGCCTCTATCATCTTTAACTCACTTTTACATCTATTGAATAAGTTATCTCTCAAAGGTATAATACATATACCGCAATGCTGATACTCTGTCGCATATTCTTGAATGCTGCTAACTTGCTGAAGTATCGGAGACATTCTCTTAGGTACTCTGGGGCTTTTAACGGTTAAATATTCGTTATCAAATGCGTTACCTAATAGCTTTAAATCTTTTAAGTGGGTGCTGCCTCCTGAGTAAAAGAAAGTATCGAATTTTAGAGATAAATCTTCGTAGGCGAATTGCTTCTCGTTAGGGTCAATAGCGTTTTTAATAACCTCAACGTTTTTGTTATAGGGTCTAATCTTCTCCGCTAAAATCTTTGTAGTAGTCCATACTACGTCTGCAAATTTGATGTTTGCCAGGATACATTTAGCCATATTAGACCTCGAGTAATATAATTGTAACGGATGCCCTTTAGGTAGCACCCAGTAATCGTCTACGTCGCAGATAACTTTAATACCTCTTGCCTTTAAAATTAAGATAGTCTCCTCAGGCTTCATAAGCTCTGAGATATTACGGTTAAAAATAACGTGGGTCACTCCGTCAAGCTTCTCTAAAAAGTCATCTGCGTTATTAACTAAGCAAATTACTTCTATTCCGTAATCCTGACTAAGCCTAACAAGCGGCATCATTAAGCGGTGATAGCTTACTCCGCTAACCGCTTGCATAACAATAGCTATTTTGGTTTTGTTTTCGTACATTATCTTAAATTCTTTTTTTGCTTTCTTATAGTCGCTTTTAATGCTGCGGTAGCTTATAGATGTCTCGTTGTGTATTTTGATTAAAGTA